CATGGACGACTATCTGTGGCGGACCTACGAGCTCAGCAAGAAGGCGCCACTGCTGTGGTTCAGCAGCTTGCTCAAGGCCAGTGAATCCGGCGTGCTGCCTGAGCACGAGCTGAATGATCTGCAGCTCAGCATGTCGGAGGAAGCCTACCAAGTTGAAATGGAATGCAACGTCCATGCAGCCACGACAGGCCGGATTCTGCTGCCCTACCACAAGCAGGAGCAGGTCACCCGCGTGCCCTACGACCCTGCAGGTCTGGCGCCGATCACGGCATGGGACTTGGGGGTCAGCGACTCCACGGCGATCTGGGTCATGCAGATGTGCGGGCGCGAACCGCACCTGCTCGATTACTATCAGGCCAGCGGTCAAGGGCTCGATCATTATGTGCAGTGGTTGAGCAAGCTGACCTACGCCAACCGACTCGGGGCGCACCTGCTGCCGCACGACTCGAAGGTGCGGGAACTGGGCAGCGGCAAGAGCCGGATCGAGAGCTTGCGCAACATGGGACTCAGGAACCTGAAGGTCGTGCCGCGGCTACCCAAGGACCAACAGATCGAAGCGGCCCGACAGCTGCTGCCGAAATGCTGGTTCAACGAGGACACCACAGTCGAAGGGCGGAAGGCACTGCGCAACTACAGCTTCAGCTTCGACCAGAAGCGGAACGTCTTCAGTCAGGCGCCACTGCACGATCAGTATTCCAACGGCGCCGATGCGTTTCAGGTGCTGGCTGTCGGGATGAAGCGGGCGATGGGGGTGATCGACAACATCCCCGGCGGGCAGGAGGACGACACCCTGATCGGGCTGGCGCTCGACGACGAGCGGCCGGTGGTGGCACCCTATGAAATGGACGAGGGGATTTGACAGGCCACCCAAATAGGCTACAATCCGCCAACATTCAACCTTGATCGAGCATGGGAGGTCGCTTTGGCCAAAGCCAGACTTTTACGCCAGTACCTCGCCGACTACAACAAGCAGCTCGCCAAGGCGCAGGGTGAGTACCTTGACAGGTACGAGGCGTACAAGGGTCAATATGACCAGTACGCCCAGCAGGAGAACGCCTACAACCAGCAGATCGAGCAGTACAACGCGGTGATGAAAGCTGGGCTGTCACCGGGCTCGATCTTCGAGGATGAGAGCGGTTTGAAGACGGTGGATCAAAAGGGCAACGTGGTACCGTATCAAAGCTACACACCGCCAATTCTCGCTGAAATTGGTGTGCAGTCGAACCAGCCCTACAAGATCAACGGGAACTGGTTCATAGATGTGGCCAAAGAGTCGGTCGATTACAGCAACCCGGACAATCCGCAAACCATCACCACGACAGAGCGACAATGGATTCCGGTTGTTGCCCAGCACCCGGGCGCAGCGCCGACCGCACCGGCCGAACCCGCTGCACCCACCGAGGTGAAAAAACCCAACCTCACTCAAGGCGACATCCGGGAGATGCAGAACCCGGGGCTTGATCAAGCCGCGCTGGCTCAGCAGGCTGCCCGTGGTTACCTTGGGAAGTCGGCGCTCGCCGGTGACACCCCGACAACGCGCAACAGTGCATTCGCCAACCTTGGCGGTGACGATCCGAATCAACTTCACGATGCCGGTATTCTGGCTCGAACACTTGCAGGGCAACTCTGATGAACGAACCAATGAACCAGCACGAAATGAGCGAAGGCCCGGAGTACGAGCGCGCTGAAGCCGAGAGCGAAGGCGTGCTGAGCGCCCTCGAAGACCTGACCCCGGAAGAGCTCGAAGCCCTCGAGGAAATGGCGGTTGCCGCCAAGCAGGCCGAAGAGGAACTGCGTGCGAAGCTGGGACAAGTGCTGGTCAAGCGCCGCGACGATGCGGTCAAGTTCCGTACCGCCTCCGGCATCGAGAACCAGTGGGCCGAAGACCAAGCCTACTACGAGGGTGAGGACGAAACCCAGAAGACCCTCTACTACAAGGGTCTCACCACGGACAGCCCGCTCATCGCAAAGCCGAAGAACAAGTACCGCAGCCGGGTCTTCCTGAACATCACGCGCCCCTACGTCGAGACCGCGGCCTCCAAGGTCATCGAAGTCCTGAGCCCGGTGGATGATCAGGCATGGTCGCTCGAACCGACCAGCGTGCCGAACCTGCCGCAGAAGCCGAGCCCGCTGGTGCAGGCACTGCAACTGCAGCAAGCACCCCCGCCCCAGCAGCAGATCGACCCGAACACCGGGCAACCCGTGCAGGCGCCGGCTCCGGCTGCCCCGCCCCCGGACCCGCTCGAGGAAGCGCAGAAGATCGCAAAGCACGCCGCAAAGGGAGCGCAAATCTGGATCGACGACAAGCTGCAGATAAGCACGCCGCAAAGGGAGCGCAAATCTGGATCGACGACAAGCTGCAGGAGTGCGATTTCCCCACCAGCTTGCGCGCTGTCGTGGATGAAGCTAGTCGTCTGGGCACCGGCATCATGCGCGGGCCTGTGCCGCAGGTTCGCCGCACCGTCAAAATGACGCCGGCGGCGGACGGCGGCGAGGACCAGATCGAAGTCTTGGAAGAACTCGTCCCGACCTCAAGGAAGATCAGCTGCTGGGACGCCTTCCCTGACCCCGCCTGCGGCGACAACATCCACAACGGGCAGTTCTTCGTCGAGCACGACCAGATGGTCGAGAAGCAGGTGCGCGACCTGATCGGCCAGCCCGGCTACATCCAAGAAGCCCTGCTGGCAGTCATCGAAGAAGGCCCGCGCCAAGGTGCAACTGCCGGCATGGCCGCCGCACCGCACCAGTCGCAAGACCTCACCGCTGCGCGCTTCCACGTCTGGTACTACTACGGGTTCCTGACCCGCGAAGAAGTGCTGGCCATGAAGTGCAGCTGCGAAGAGACCGACGTGATCACCAACATCGGCGTGCCGGTGGTCGTCACCATGATCAACGACACCCCGGTCAAGGCCCACCTGAACCCGTCCGCCGACGGCCGCTTCCCATACGACTTCATGTGCTGGCAGCGCGTGGCTGGATCGCCGTGGGGCATCGGTATTGCCCGCCAGATTCGCAGCTGCCAAGCCATTCTGAACTCGCACGTGCGTGCCATGATGGAAAACGCCGGCCTGTCCAGCGGCCCGCAGATCATCCTCGCCCGCGGTTCGGTCACCCCGGCCGACGGCAGCTGGGAGATCACCCCGCGCAAGGTCTGGCTCATCAAGGCGGACGCCGATGTGCAGGATGTCAGTCAGGCGATGGGCTCCGTCATCATCCCCAGCGTTCAGGCTGAACTGCTGCAGGCGATCGACTTCGCCCTGAAGATGGCCGAGAACGTCACCGGCTTGCCGATTCTGCTGCAGGGGCAGCAAGGTCCGACCGGCGTGCCGGAAACCGTCGGAGGGATGCAGATTCTCGTGGCCAACGCCAGCTCACTGCTGCGCCGCATGGCCCGCATCTTCGACGACTACCTCATCCGCCCCCATATCCAAGCCTACTACAGCTGGCTTATGAGCTACGCCGACGACCCCAGCATCAAGGGTGACTTCAAGGTGGTGGCTCACGGCTCGAGCGCGTTGGTGGCCAAGGACCAGCGCAACATCTTCCTGACCCAAGTGGCGCCGCAGCTCATGGCTAACCCGGCGTTCGGCATCGACCCGACCCGCCTGTTCAAGCAGGTTGCGATGATCAGCGGTTTGCCCAACCCGGAAGAGATCATGTTCTCGCCCGAGGAAATGGCTGCACTGCAGCAGGCCCAGCAACAGTCCGCAGCGCAAGACCCGCGCATTCAGGTGGCAGCGCTCAACAACCAGACCCGCGTGCAAGTCGCCGAGATGCAGAACCAGACCGACCAGATGCGCGTCCAGCGCGACACGGATCGGGACTCAGTGTATGTCGCCCTCGAGAGCCAGCGCACCCAGATCACGGCCGCCAGCAAGCAGGCCGAGCTCGAGCTGCGCCGCGAGCTGGCCATCATGGAGTACGCCAACAGGAACTCCGTCACCCTCGACAAGATCAAGGCGCAACTGGCCATCGAGAGCAGCAAGCACGATCTGCAGCGCGAGCTGGCCGCCATGCCGACCCCGGACGAAGTGGCGGCCACGGTGCGCGGCGAGAACATCGCCAGCAACCCGAGGACACCGCCGCAGGTGGCCACGCCAGCTGTCGAACCCCCGGGCCGCGCGCCGGACGGGCAAGCGTTTGCACGATGAAAGGTGATCTGCTACAGTGGGTGCTCAACAGGAGAACAACTTGACACGCATCCCCATACCTGACGACTGCGATCTGCAGCCGGTCGAAACCGTCCCGATCAAGAAAGAGGAAGCGCGCGAGCAGGCGCGCTTGGTCGCCGCGCTGCGTCGCAGATGGCATTTGCTACCGGATGAAATGCGACCGGTGATTGCGCACATCCCCAACGGTGGTGGGCGCGACGCGCGCGAGGCGGCAAACCTCAAGGTGCAGGGTGTGCTCGCCGGCATGCCTGACTTGATCATCGTCTGTCCCTGCGGCGAGACCCACTGGATCGAGATGAAGGCGCGCGACGGTCGCCCGAGCAAGCTGCAGGTCGATCTGCATTCA